AACGGGTACTTTACCGCCACCGTAAACGAAGTCAAGGTAAGTTAAGATACCCATAGGACCGTTCATAGGAACGACCGGTACGAGATCCAAACCAACGGTTTGAGCCGCAACTTGCATAGCAAGTGGAAGAAGGGTGTAAGGCTTGTCACCAGAACCTGTAGTTTGAGTACCGAATGCAGTTTGCAAACCTGGATCACCAGGGAAGCGAACAGATCCCATACCGTTTACAGCACCAACAGTTGCGTAAGAATTGTTCTCATACAACTCGTGGTTGTGACAGTACTTAGACATCCAATCCAATTTACCTTTGTCTTCGATTCCAGTAGTTGACTCAATAATAGGAGCCCACTTACCGAAAATTTCAGATTCATTAATTAAGTTCATGATTGTCTTAATTTTTTTAGGGTTTATTTGTTAAAGCGTCGTTTAAGTCCTTCTGTAACAGATTCCATGTAATTATTAGTTGACTCAAACTTTGAAGATTCTTCAGATTCGTTCAAAGATTTGGTTTCAACTAATTGCTCAGATGGATTGTGTGAACGTAATTCTCTAGTTGCCCAGAAATGATCGATCTTGTACTGAGTATCAAGAGCTCTCACAGATGCTTGGGCTTTAATCGCAGTCTTTTGAGATTCGTTCAACGACTCCCAAAGAGATTGATATTTCCCAGGCATGTTTTCTAGCCAGTCTAAAGTTTTAACAGGCTCAGCGAATACCGATTCCCAAATACCTGATGCATCGGCAGAACCGAACCAAGATTTAGACTCATAAGCTCTAATAACTTTCGTTTTAGTCTCATCATCAAAACCTTTAAATTCAGATCTACGTGATTCATCTAAGAAATTTAAGAAATGGGTGTTAGCAGACGTTTCTTCCACTTTTTGCGTCTTAGCGGATTCGACTAACGCTTGAATTTTATTTGATAATTCGTTTTTGAATGTTTCGTTTTCAGTGATTGAAGTTTCTACAGTAACTTCTTCAGCTTCGTTGACAGGTTCTTTTTCAACGGTAGCTTCGGTAACAGTCTCATTTAAGGACTTGACGATATAATCAGTGTACTTACCTAAGCTTTCTACGTTTTCTTTAATATACTCGCTATAAGAAACCGCAGCATCAATACCTTCAACTAAGTAGTTTTGGTAATCGATAACCTTATCAACGTTTTCGTTAACATAATCTTGATATTCAAAACGGCTGTTAACATTTTCAACGATATGCTTAGAATATTCAATGTTTTGATCGGTCTTAAGACCAACATATTCAGCATAATCTTTAACCTTAGTAAGGTTCTCAATGATATAATCATTGTGTGAAATTAAATTGTCAACGTTTTCGCTAACTTTTTCCATGTAAGAAGAAAGTTCGTTGACTCTCTTAGCAACCGTCTCGGTGTATTGAATTAAATCAGGAGTTTGGTTTCCTTCCGTGATATTATCCATATCTGCTTTTAACGACTCAAATTGTTCTTTGATAATTTTTGAGTATTCGTTAAAATCTTCGACCGAAACGAAATTACCTTGTCCCTCATTAATGGTGTTCATATCTGTAGAATTTTCCATTGTTTCGAGTTCTTTTTGTATTTCTGCGTTGTTATTTTCTATATATCCTTGCAATTCAAAGATTTGTACATTATCGTCGTTCTCAAAACCATAGGCTTCATTAACCCTTTTGAGTTCGGCGTTTTCAAATCCGGGATCAGCCACCAAATCGTAAGTAAATAATTTCTTAATCTTAACGTGGCCATTGTTTTCTACAACTCCGGCAGCTCTACTAGAAATATGAATAGGAATACCTCCGTCAACAAGAGCTTTGGCTTGTTTTCCGGCATCGGTATCTAATAAACGAATTTTACCTCGAACAACCTTGTTAGATTTGTCATAGGTAATTTCCTCAATTACGTGCGATACGTTTTTTAATGAGATGTCAAATTGCTTAGGGTGATCTAATTCACCGAGCAATTTACCTGTCTTGATTTTTTCTTGCAGAGATTGAATATGCGGAATTAGCTCCTTTTCGTCGTAAATTCGATTGTTCTTATTCTTTTTCCCAATCTCCGAAAAGACACCTTCCAAAACATATTTTTCGTCAGCACTTGCTTCGAGGATCGAGGTTGATCTCTCGAGTACTAATAATTTTGGTTGATCCATTGCTAACAGATTATTTTAACTTTTTAATATATATCTATGTTCAGTTTTTGAATTGCGTTAGAATCCGTCCTCCTCTTTAGCCATTTTATCTAACTCTTCCTGTTCCTTTTCCTTGAGTTTTGAATTAGATCTAATATCTTCTTCGCTCAGATCCAAGAAACGACGAATCAAGAATTCAGAAGAGAAGTATTTAATTTCGTTACCATTTGGATCGTAATCAACAAGTCCATCTTTCATTGTGGTAATGAAGTCAATTCTCTTTTGAAGCAATTCCATCTCCTTCATTTCCTCAAAGACATTATATTTATTGAATTTAACTCCAACTTGTGACTTAAATGAATCATCATTCATCAAATCAGGATAATCCAATGTCATTTGAATCCAAAGGGGTTTTACTACGATTTCTTGGAATACTGATCTTAAACGGTTAATGAATCTACCGAATTTAATTTCATCTCTAGTAAGGCCTTCAGCGTTGATCTCCCAAGACGGTGGATTTTCTACGTCGAAACGATTCATAGGAATCTTAGAAACTCGGCGTAAATTTTCTTTGAAATATTTAAGAGAATCCGTATCCGAAAGATCAGGACCATCACCACCAATTGTTTCGATTTGTGGAGAACCAGCATCACCTTCAGGTAACCAGTATTCTTTATTGAACGGCATCATCGGACGACCATTCGTTTTCAATTCACCACTATCATAATCAAAGTCAACCTGTTCACGATAGTTTTGCATCAAAACACCAAGAGATTGTTTTGCCCTCGTTTTTGATTTACCACCGACAGGAATAATGAATTTAGTTTTGAATGATGAGTTAACGACCGCCCAAATAATTCTAGAATGCTCCATGATACGAAGCAAGTTAAATGAACGAATAAGACGCTCAACATAGGAAATTCTAGTTGGCGAATTCAGGTTTGCATAGGAAATGTAAATGATTTGTGAATCATAAAGCATTCTTGCTTTTCCTGGAACATCTTTAAATTGTTTCCAAACTCTTTTGCCGTGATCGTCAATACCAGGCTCTAAGGTAATTGGATCTAATTCTTTAAATCCGATAACGTTTCTTTGATCGTTATCATATATAATCTCAAACGCAAGATAACCATCAACTAGCCACTTTCTAAAATATGACCAAGCGGTGATATCGTTGTTAAATCCAAAGTATTGATAAATTCGCTTAAAGTTAATTGAAATGGCACCGCGAATTTCTTCAACCTTTTCAGATGCTAATAAATCATCATCAAATAAAAGGGGATCGCAAAAATAGTTTTTGCTATCATAAACAATACACTCATCACAAAGTGTATCCAAAATTTCTTCGATTTCGTCTTGAACCGCAAATCGTCTAAGTTCCTCTCGCTTTTTAGGATATGATTTATCGAATATTGATATTGATTTCTTGAGAGCAATATCAGATAAGGCCAGGTTTGCAAACAATGCATAATCATCGTAATCACCACCAACTAAACCTCTAGGATCGTAAGTCCATCCAAATTGATCTTCAACAATACCAACGGCTTGCGAATTTCGAAGTACCATATCATCGTACTTCATTCCAAAAGAACTGAGTTGTTTTAGGGCGTTAGATGCTATAAACCTAGGTCCATTTGCACCATCACCTCTTTCTACAAATCCTGCCATTTCTTATTGTTTTTTATTAGTTTATATATTTACTTCCTTTTTCGCAACTTTTGAACATATTGCTCATATAAGGTTTTGATATCGTTTTCTTGAATGCCTTCATAATCATTCCAATTAATCATCACTGCACGAATCCAATCTTCGTAACAAACAACCGCAACATCTTGCATTCTATTATAGTAATATTGACGAACACAATGTCCCAATCCCCATTGTCCTAGATTGGCCTCTAGCAATCGGTATTCCATCTGAACCTCATCTTGTTCGCTAGCCCTTCTCCAACGATTACCATCAGCTGCCGAAATAATAGATTTATCGTATACTCTAAATATTTCGCCAACCATCCAATATCTAACGACTTTAGGCAAAAAGTTTAGATTAATACCGACCTCAAGGCCTTTATCATTTTGTCCTAACGATATAATCATTGGAGATTTATCAAAATATGCAAGCCTATCTCTAGTTACCGGATCGTATCTAAAATGATATAACTTGCCCCAAGTCAGTTTTTGTCCAGAGACTGGTTCGACATACGTTGATTCTCTATCAGCTAAAGTTTCTTCAAACCAATCGTATGCATATTGAGCAGCCTTTTGTCTGCCACCATATTTCTTTTCCCAAAGTTCAACATACGCATTAAAATTACGATTGATTTCATCGAGTTCAGGTAATTCTGCGAAAGCTTCTCCTCTAATAAAATCTGCCATGTCTTATTATTTTTTGAAAAATGATTCCGTCACAACTAAAAACTTCCAACCTCTTTTAGTGCACCAATGCTCGGCATATTGAATCTTACACATATTCGTCACATACATCTCATATGCATATTTGTAATTCTCCACAGCCTTTTTAGTTTTTCTTTTCGGTGGTGTTGGTTTTTTTAATTGTGTCGAGGGTTTGACTTCAATGAGATACTCATCACCATTATCCAGCTTCATATAATAATCCGGAAAATAGGAATGTTCTCTCCCATCTAGACTATTTATGTATTTGATCTTCACTGGTTCAGATGACCATTGTATGATTTGCGGATTAGACTCACAATACATACAAAACTTTCGTTCCCATGAGGAACGATATATTATTGGACCTTTGCCAACGTATTTCTGACACTCATTGATCGGAAAATAACCTTGACTAAATCCTGAATTTTTCTTAGGTTTGTTATTCTTAATATTCATAAAGTATAAATACCACTGCCATCCTCAGATGATCCTGATAGGCTAATGGTTCCTGAATATTTTTTCGGATGTAATTTATTCCAACCTTTGGCGTAACCTTTCTTTGCAATTTGTGTATAATACGCAAAAGCATTATTAGACTTAGATGGGTCAAATCGATCCCAATACTTAAATAAGTCTAATTGTGCAAAGGCTAAGCAATCCAATCTATCTTCAGGATCTTTATACTTGAGCTTTCTAATTGCCCTTTCTGATAACAATATTAGCATTTGTGTTGCCTCTGGTGTGAGCTTTCCTTGCTCTTTAGATTTGATAATCTCGGCAACTAAATCTTTATTTCGTAAATATACCTTAGCCATAGCATTCTTTTAATATTATTTATATGCTTGGGATCTGTACAAGTTTCAAATGGAGCCCCGAAGGACTCCATTCAAAATTTATATGTAAGGCTCAAGGTTTAGATTTCTACTCCCAAGTATTTCTTCTGAACTGGAACGATCTCGTTAGAAGGAAGTATAACATCGATCATGTCTTTACCTCCACCTTCGGTATATTGTCCAGCATTAACTTGAACTTTGGTTCCGGGCTTGTAAGTTTTAACTTTCATCTTAATTTCACCAGGAACATAATCCGCATCAGAGGCTTCATGAACTTCAACATTCTTGGTTTTGAACATTGCGTTTAATTTTGCCTTTTCAGCTTCGAGTGCATCATTAAGGATTTTCTTAGCTTCCTTAATTTCTTCCATCTCATCCATTCCTAATTCAGAAATTTTAGAGATTTCATTTTTGATATAGTCGATTCTTTCGTAAATATCATTTTCTTCTTGTTTGCGAGCTTCTTCAATTTTAGCTTCACCTTCAAGCAAGTCCTTAACGCTATTAGTAATATCATAATCAACGAATTCCATTACCAAGTTAATAGCATCGGTAGTGGTTTCCGGTTTAACCAAAACGTTTTCGTTCATATAAGAATTGATCTTGTTAACGTAAATTCCATTTTCAGTTTTGAAGACATTAACTTCAACACCTTCGTATACGTTAGATTTAATAGTCTCAACAAAATCTAATTCGAACAATTTGTCAGCAGAATGCATTGCATGCTCAAGAACTTTAATGGTACTGTAATCACCAGCTCTAAATTTACCGGTTGCCATTAAAGCAGATGATAAGTGATTTTCATCGAGCTTGGCTCCATCTAATTTCAACTCTTTAGACGTAGTACCATCTTCGTTTTCAGTAATAACGATATCAACGATTCCGTTATTCAATTTCATTCTTAAACCTTCTTCGCTGAATTCAAAACTCTCAGCCAATCCAATTAAAGAAGCAAATTCGTTCGTAATTTCGTCGTTTCTTGCGATTCTAACTTCACCACTTTCGTTCATTGCATAAATTCGTCTTCCGACTGAGAAGATAAACTCACCACTTTCGCTTTCAATGACCGGAGAAACAGGACGCTTATTAGAAAATCTCTTATCAGTAGATGAGTTAACATTATTAACCGTTTCAACCAAAGAAATAAGTTCTTTAACTCCAGGAACCCAAGAATGAGTAGCCATTTTATTAGCAACTCTTTTTCTAAGTTCACCTTCAGAAAGATCTTTCATTTCTTCCAAAGTATTGATAGCCGCAGAATAAGTGCTCTTGTTTCTATCTTTGTGTAAGTATTCTAATGTGTTTAAGACACCAAAGGAAACTTCGTTTTCTAATACGAAATTTCTAGATTCAGTGATAAATGAATCAACGGAATTTAACCAATCGAATTGCTTCATCTCAGCAACACAATCAGCCAAAATCGAATAGTCGGATCTAAGGTCTAATTGCTGAATGTACTTTTGGACGATAGATTTAGAAGAACCATTTCGATCATCCAAAGCCTCGTATAAGTTTTCCAGTTTAGATCTCAAATCGAGATTTTCTAAAACTTGTGACATTTTGTTCGGTTTTTTTTATTAGCAAATTTAATTATATATCTTCAGTCTTTTAACGATATTAAGCGTACTTCTGTTGCAAAAGTTTCTTTGCAAGTTCCAAGTTAGCTTTATCTTTATCGCTCAAAAGTTTTCCGGCTCTATTGATGTAAAACACCAATCTGCTCATTGCTTGATCTAAATCTTCGCTGTCCTTATGAAGAACATCAGCGATCTTAGCGGCAGGTTCAGTAAATAATCCAGCAGGTGGTGTCCATTTAGGCTCAACCTCTGCACTCCATTTATCGTCGGCCTCTTCAACTTTAACCGATTCTTCAGCAGGCTCTTCAACCTCAACTTCATCACCAGTTTCTTCGTCTTCAATATCCTCTTTGTCGGTTTCCTCTTCACCATCGGCATCGAGCTCAACTTCCTCACCTTCACCCATAAGAATATCTTTTATCTTATTCAGTTTTTCTTTATCTAATTTAGCAGACTTAACGGCCTTATCTAAATCCGTTTCTTCCTCATCTTTATCGTCAGATTCAGGAGCTTCGTCATCAGCACCTTGGAATTCGTCTTCATCACCATCGGCAAGATCATCAATCATATCGTCGATATCTTCACCATCGCCTTCAACTTGAAGAGTTTCTTTATTGAGCTTTTCATCTACCTTTTCTTCATCAACTTGGTCACTTCCAGCAAGACCCAAAAGGAATGCAGCGGCTGCATCTTCGAATGTTTTCTTTTTGGCTTCACTAATTTCAGATTCCTCGACCTCGCAGTCACCTTCGTGAACTTTACCACAAGATTCGCAAATTGTATCATCTTCTTCGTTTAAGTCATTAAGAAATTTATTAGCCTTATCTTCAAAAGTCGCTTTCTTAGCAGCCTCAGTTACATGTTTTTCTCCGGTAAATTCTGCACCACCAAACTTAGCCATTGCATTATCAATTCTCCAAGCTTCAACGCCTAAAGAAGTTAAATATGATCTGATGATTGATTCGTTTTTACCTTCACCTAAAAGTTTTTGAATTATTGGATCTAAGGATCCTTGTCCGAAGTATGAATAATTGCCTCCGATAACTAGATTTTCGTTGACAAATTCGTCAAAATTTTTCAATTTGCTCATCTTACGATTTTATTTTGTTTATATATTTATCTCAAAAAACAAGATTATTTGTTATGACTGCGTAGCTCCACCGTTTGGTGGGAAAATATCCTGTCTGGTAACTGGCCATGTTGGACCATAACCACCTCGATTATTTGTGTTTGTAGGATCTATTTGAGTTCCTGCTTGATTAGGTCCGTTGTTCTTAGGTTTAGAATTTTTACCAGCGTTGTAACCTGGCTTATCAACTACATTACCTTGATCTACAAATGGATCTATGCTTTGAATGCCTCCAGGATTTCCAAAGTTAACAGATGATTGAAATTCTTGTATAACATTATCCGCATCAAACTCAGTATTAGCAGCTCCAAGGAATCCATTTTCTTCAGTTTTGAAGATTGGCATGAATGTTTGTACTTCAATTGAAAATGTAACCTTCCATTCTTTTTTATCCCCAAACGAATATTCAATGGGTCTCTCTTTAGAGTAATCCTCAGGTAGCGATGCAACTGCTGGAATTCTAGTACCATCAATATCTACTTGAAACACTTGGTGTTTGTAGAATATTTCAATGGCTCTTTGTATTGCCTTAAATATATCTAAGTTTGTATCAACTATAATATCAACAGTAAATGGCATTTTGAGAGGTACCATAAATACCTCGGCGCTTTTTGTTTTTAATGTACCATCATCTTGAACTCGTTGATAAAAGGCCCTAACAAACTTATTAGTCATAGATCCAGCATCTATGTTAACCCCATCTAATTGAACAAATCCTCTGGGAATCTGATTATAGAAAGCCTCTGCCTTTGTATCATTGGTACCACCAGCAGAAACCGTATTCATGAAAGTATCCATAAGGAATCTCTCGTCTCCAGTCGTACTAAAATAAAAAGGAATGTTAATTTTCTTCTTTTCCGTTTGGCTAATTCGATTATACCAATACATTTTATTATTGAGCGTCGCGAGTACACCGATCAATATATTACGTAGAACTACATCGCTTTTGTTAAATTCTAAATCGTAAAGTTGAGACATCTATCGAATTAATTTTCTATTCTCTTTATATATCCATTAGGTAATGGCTTCGAGATTTAGTTTCGAGAATCCACCTTCTTTGTATGCTTCAGCTTTGATATCGAATAGATTCACTGGCAATTCCGAGTGATTAATTACCCAAGTATTTAATCCTGTATCTTGTACAGTATCTTTCAGAATTGCTATAATTTCGTGAATACCACCGCCATCAATTGAAGAGAATATTTCATCCAGAAAAAGCAGATTAATTGACGGGTATCTGACTTTAAGAAGTTTAATCATTGCGATGATAATCACAAAGTCGGATTTCTTTCTTTCTCCGGTACTCATCGTATTAGGATTGATTTCTTCACCTAGCGATGTTATGATACAATCAAATTTTTCATCGAATCTAATTCTATGTGGGATATGCATTTGTTTTAACATAGAATCAATTGATGCATTCAATGGAGGCAATATTGTTTTTAACGCAAGATTCTTAACGCCATCTTCACCTAAAATAGATTCTACAACCTCTAAGAATTTATCTTCGTTTTCTTGCTTATATTTCTGCCCAGCCTTTGTTTTTGTTTTCTTATTATTCTCGGTAATAAGTTGCTTCAGGTATTGAAAATCTTTCTTTTCTGATTTAGAAACAATCTGATCGAGTTCGTATTTATATTGGGTAGTAAGTGTTTCTAATCTTACAATACTATCTTTTGATTGTCTGATAAAACCTTCACATTTATCTAAGTTAGTTTGTGCAGAAGCCAATTCCGCTCGAATAGATTTAAGATCTTCTTTACTGGTCTTAGCATCATCAACCAAGGTATCTTTAATTTTGTGGTGATGTTCAGTATCTAAATCGCTTCCACAGGTTGGACATTTCTTTTTTTCAAATAAATCCAAACGTTTTTTAATATCACGTAAATTATTGGTAATTGTTGATTCGCTAGATGATTTCTCTTGAACTATCTTTTTTAATTCAATATATCTATTATTCAATAATTTCAATTTCTCTGTGGTATCCGCATGTTTTTCTTCGATGGTTGCTAATTTATCTTGATATTCTTGTATCAATTTTGATTGATCTACTCGCTTTTCCTTTTTAAGTATTTCAATCTTATCGTTAATCGAATCTATGCTTTCTTCTAGAATATTTAGTTCATCATACAAAGTTTGTATGTTTTGTCTAACTTCTTTGCGCTTCTCTCGGATAGATTCTCGCATTGCATTGATAACAGTGAATCCAAATAGCCTATCAACGATATTTCTTTTATCACCTCTAGACATAGTTAGGAATGATTTGAAATCATTGACTGATAACATAATAATGTTCTTGAATACTTGATATGGAATATCTAACAATTCGGTTTCCATATAATCTTGAACATTCTTATTACCAGCCTGATCATATGGTTTATTGTCAATAAAAAGTTCGAAATAATTTGGTGAAATTCCTCGTTTGATTGTCACATTTTTACCTTTACAAACCATGGTTAATGTAACCTCCATTCCTTTATTGATCCGATTGGCTAAATCTCCGAGACGTTTACCTTCAACTTTACCGTATAAGGCATATGTGATTACTTCGGCAATTGTACTTTTACCTGCACCATTTTGCCCAACTAATAGGTATAACATTCCATCTCGATTGAATTCAATTTTAGATGGGATATTACCATATCCGTTAAAGTTTTTCCATTCTACGCTAGTTATTCTCATTATTTGCTGGTTTGTATGTACACTTCCTTAAGCAATGAAAGAACTTTTGTTTTGGTTGCTTGTTCTAAGCTCATCCCTTCAACAAATTTCTCACATAAATTGTAAGTGTCCAATGTTTTATCGTAATCAATATCATATTCGGTTAAGTTATCATTCTCATCTAATTCGAATGGAATAACATCTAACTTCCTAGATACTTTGCTTAATTCATCAATTAATGGCGTTACCTGATACCTCATCAAGTAATCGTTAGGAACATACACATCTACGAAATTGTTATTTGCCGCATCAATTAATTGCTGCATTGTATTTTCCAATGCTTTGTTGATGTATATCTTAACAAATTTTGATGAATAAGTATTTTCATAAAAATGTTCCACACCGGTTTCGAAGTCAATACAAATAAAGCCCTTTTTGTTATTTGCATCTGAACGAGTCATTTGATATGGATTTCCGACATATCTAATATTTTTATACTCTTGAGCCAGGTGAATATGTCCGGTGAATACTCGTTTAAATTGTTTACATTCATTGCTTGCCAATCCTTCACCGGAATGTCGATATTTATCGAACTTAGCTCCACGAATAGTTGTATGGCAGAATAGGTAATCCGCATCACTACCGCTAACTACCACCTTTTCATCCGCTTCAGATTTTCTCCATGGCATTAACAACGCTGAAGCATATTTTGTTTTTAATGTTGCAGGTTCTTTTAAGATGGTTGTGTTTGGAAGATATTTAAGGGTGTCTAACGATGTTACTTCGTTAGTATTCTTTCTCATAATATCATGATTTCCTGCAATAATGTAGATGCCATCTTCGAATATTTCTGAAAACTTTTCAAATAATCCTAAGGTCTTGTTTAGGACTAAAAGGTTTACACTTTGTCTATTGTCATAAACATCTCCACAATGGATAAGAATATCTCCTTTTCGATAGTTTTCTTTTACATGTGGAATGAAAAAATCCTCAAAATATGAAGTCATTCTTTCGAGCCATTCGACGCTATTATTTCTAGCGCCGAAATGTGTATCGGATATAATCCAAGCTCTTTTTGCCTTTCCGTTAGGTATTGTCATTGGCCATTAAAATAATGGTCCGCCAGTCTTCTCCTTAAGAGATCCACCAGACCTTAGTTCTTCAATTAACTCTTTCTTAAAAGTATTTGATAGCGAATCATAAAACTTATTGGAGTTTATATCGAAATAATCTTGAACTACCGAAAATAATTGTACCTTTGGGAAGCTACTGAATTCAGAAAGAACATAGGAATAAACTTCGTTTATTTGCATCTTATTCAATTTCTTAAAGTTGCCTTCTGCATCAGGTTGATTATATTTAGTAAATTCGCTTTCTTCTAAGAAAGATGATACTACTTCATAAATCATGTTATACTCAATATTTTCTTCGGTTAAACTTGATTGATAACCATTTACTGGAGTAAAATTAATTGGTGTAGTATCTATGTCAGTTAATTCATAGTTATTGTTGAAAATCTTATCTTCTTGTAAATTAGATGTCCTATCTAATTCATCATCATAATTTTCATCGTCGGTTTTATCTTCGTCTTCCCACATATTATTTGTTTTTTTAAGTTAAAGAAGCAACGATCTCATCCGTTTCACTAAGTCTCATATACTCATAATTAATTGTATATCGACATTTACTATTCTTACCTTGACCGTTACGCATTTTCATCAATTTGAGCCAATATTCATTATTCAAGTGCATTGATGAGTCTTGAATAATACCATACATTACGTCGGCTGTGTGCGATAGACCGGCAGATTCTGCGATATTTCCCATTGTGATTTCAGAAGAATCATAACCACTTCGGTTGATTTGGGTTGCAGTAATAATTAACCATTCATTTCGTTGTGCCATTGCTCGAAGATCTTCGGCGATTTGCTTAATCTTCATATATGTATTTTCCGAATTTGGATTTCGGTGGTTTGCTAAAATATTAATATAGTCTACGACTATTACTTTTAATTTAATTCCTTGTGAATCCTCAAGTGTTCTTAAATAAGCCTCTAAATCAGGAACCGTTGCTTGTGATGTTGGAAATTCTTTAACGTACAAGTTTCCTGGAGGAATAATAGATCCTGATAAACCTGCCAATTTCTTTTTAACTTTTGCTGGATCTTTTGCAAAGTCTCGATATTTTGATATTGCTACATTTAAGAGATTAGATCCTAATCTTCGAACTACATCACTATCTGCCATTTCCGCTGAAATGAAAGCGACATCGTGACCTTCTTGAATATATCTAACCGCATCGTTTGCTAACCAAATCGATTTACCGATGTTTTGTTCACCTGCATACACTACCAAAGATTTAAGAGTATAACCACCAGCAGTTCGTTGATCTACCCAACTATGTGTGGATGTAATCTTATTTTCATCGGATGGTTTGTGAGAATCAGGATCAAAGAAATTCAAACCTAAAGATTCATCAAATACGATTGAATTCCTTTCTACGAACAATCCTTTAGTTTTATTGACGATATCCTTGATATTTTGTGGAGTTACCTTTACGGTTTTCACATATTCGATCGTATCAAGAATAGTCTTATCTAAGTTTTTCCAAAGAACCCAAGCTTCGGTAGTTTCCTTAACCCAATCTTCATCGTAAGTTTTTAGGTTTTGATTAAAGACTAAATCAACCAAATTATCGGTTAATCGTTCTTTGAATTTAGGATCTTTAGTTAATAGTTTTAATTGCTCTTTAGTTGGAGCTTCCTTGAATCTTTCAAAGAATGTTTGTGATACTCGATACATTAATCCAAGATCTTCATTTTCGAAGAAATCAGACTTTATTGACTTAAAGTACTTTGGATTTTCTAATGTGTATAAATAGAAGACCTTTTCAAATTCTACAATATCGAGCATAATTATCTTTTATTTATTATATAGTAAGTTGTGTGTTTAGTTTCCTTAAAGACTCTAATATTTTCGGATTCAACCAAACTAGAGATAAGACTTGCAGTGCTTTTAGGTAAATCCTTCTCTTTAATCAAGGCACTTGTGAATACCGTTTCTCCACCATCATCAATACCTCGATATTCATGTATAAATGATTTACCACCTTCAAGGTGGTACCACATATCGGCAATGGCAAAGAGATCCTCCATAGAAGGATACTCCTTGTCATCTTTGTAAGTGCCGATGATGTACTTTACTTTAAAATCATTCTTCGTCATTGGATTCCATTATGGACTCTAGCTCATCTACTAGATTGTCATTTACACCATATGAATATGATGGTTTGATAATTTTCTCATCCAATTCACGTAAGACTTCTTCAGGAAAACCAACACTCGAAAATAATTGTTGAACATCGATAGTATCATCGAAATGCCTAGCAACAAATTTTCTAGCGGTATCTTTTGGTAAGAATGCTAATTCTAATCCGTTCTTTTGTGAAGTCCAAATAGTTTCTTTCGCTGCCTCTAAATCCTTTTCGCTAAGTTTTTGCTTTTCGAGATCTTTGGCTTGTACGATAGTTCCTTTTTGAATACCACAGTTCTCCCACGAAATATAGTTTTCAAGACCAATATAAGGATTCATACCTTTGTCGAAGTGGATGATAAACTTAATAGGAGTTGGTTTAGCAAATCTATTTTTATTTGGTTTCGCTGTCACCACAATACCGGCTTTTTCGCTGCCTTCTTTTAATTGAGCTTTACTCAAAAATAGAATAATAGATGCGAAATATTCAGGTCCAGTACCACCACCTGCTGTAACGACAGGGATAAAAGATTGTCCACTGTAGGTATGGTTAGTAAACAAGAAAGGAATCTTTGATTCCGCTAATTGAGTACCAAGAATACGGAAAAGAGACTTAATCGTTTTTGCTCTAGTCATATCGGCTTTATCGCTTCCACTCATTGCATCATCGATTTCCTTTTGAGATGCAAGGTTTCCGAGAGAATCCAAACAAACCATAACCTTAGGAGTTTCGAGTCCTTTTCGCTTTTGTTCATTAATGATGTTCACCAAATTCGTAATAGATGTCCTGAACTCTTGAATTGTATTACAAGGTTCGTATCTAAATTTAGTTGGATCAATTCCGAACTTATTGATAACATCAATATCAACAGCGGTTTCCGAATCGTAAAAGATAATTTGATAACCCATTTCTTGTGCTTGCTTAATTACATTGAGCATCAAGAAAGTTTTACCGGTACCACTAGGTCCAGCAAAACAAACGGATCTATTATT